CGTCTCATAGTCGTAGAGGTCGAGAATATACTGGGCAGATATAACCACTGGACTGACTGCATCATTTTCCAGCCTGTGTACGCAGTATGGAAATACTGGATTCTTTACTGCCCTCGTGTTATACATTCTGGCTGGATTGCCAATGATACCCTGCACTGTACTGTCATTCACAATCGTATTATACAATTCTGTAATTACATCAGCTTGTAAACTCATTTCCACTTTCTCCCTAGTATTCTTTTTATCTTACCCAAGTTCTCTGTAATAGAAGGCTTGATAAAAGGTCGAGGAGCGATTGTCGGAGTGCCGAATTCCAGAGCAGGAGCTTTTTTGAGATTGCTCCCTATTACAGCAAAGAATCCTTTCAGAGTCTTTTTGACTTCAGTCCTAATGCTTCTTACCAAATCACCAGTCGGTCTGGCTGGAGGCTCTCCTGGAGCTGATGCCCTGTAAGTAACCTTACTGTAAGGCTTTCTGTAAACCCTCCCAGTCCTATTACCTGAGAGCTTCTTGAGAGTCGCAGTCTTTACGAATGTAATAGCCTCGAAGAGCCTCTTCTTCTGTATGTCGTCAAGCTTCTTCATAACCTTCTTCTGATTATTAATTAGCTTGACTTCCAGCCCCATTATACGTCCTCTGCTCCATCATATTCAGGCAAAGCCTTTATCTTGTTGTACGCATAAGCAATTGGGTCTTGAGCATCCATGTCAGCAAGTACAACATTCTCAATAGTCTTTCTATACTGTTCCAAAGGCTGCTTCCCTTCATCTCTCTTGTCCTGATTCTTATACAATGCCACAACTACTTCCATTGACAAAGAATTCATTTCAAGATTAGCTTGAACTATTCTGTGATAGTTTCCACTCACACCTGATTCCAATTCCTTTGCTAATTTCAATGCCATAATATAGCCTCCTTACTTAGTTACCCATGCACCATTCTCTCTGAACTCAAACTGATTTGTAGTCGTATTGTATATTATCATGCCATCGACCGGAGTGAGATTGTTTCTATCTGTCGTAGTCATACGAGATACAATCAGTGTTCCTGCTGTACCTTTTATATCAATCTCTGCACATCTCAATGTACCCCATGCATTTGCATCAGTACCTAAATCAGTAGCAAGATTGTTTTCCGGATACAATCCACCTGAGCTTATGATTACTTCTCCATTGTCAAGAATGTTCAATGCTAGAGGTGCATTGTTGTCTACGTCAATATATCCCTGTACAGCACTGGCAGAATTACCCATATACACCTGAGGATAATTCGCAGTGTTGCCCCAGTGGAAATACCCGAATCCACCTTTCCTTTCAAATCTCCCATTTGGATGTATGACCAGTGAGCCATTATCTCTTCCTAAATCCAGTGTACATGCACCTGAAGATACTTCTATCCTATTAGAATCGATGTAAGTAGTGCCTACACTGCTGAGAGTAGATACCTCTACTTCAGGAACACCAGTACCATCGTATGTTACTCCTCCTGGAGGAGCATACTGCCCGTGTGTTGCACCCACCAGTAACAATAGGAAGCAAAATAAAAATAATATTTTTTTCACATCAGCCTCCTTATCTTACGCCATTCAAAACATAATAAAGAGTTGTGCCAGAGTCAATCGAATCCACTATTATGTCAGGTGAATCTTCAGGCACTGGAAGGCTTCCACTGAGCCCAGCATCCGCAGGTACATAAACTATTCCTGAACCCCACGAGTGCTTCAGAGTGGTCTGTCCTCCTTTAGAATAATAAGTCCAGTTTACAAGTTCCATTGTAGGACTAATAGTCTGAGTCGAAGATAGCTTACCTGCAGTCTCAGTGGATACCTTGTTACTGTAAGAGCCATCTACGACAGGAATACTACCACTAGCATCTGTTGCGACATAGACAGTTTCATAATTCTCAGTACTCGCATTATAGACTACTACTGGAAGTGCCTTCATACCCCTGTTGTCTTTCTCAAACTCAGGCAGCCTTCTGGTGATAACTGTATTCTGTGCTATCACTGCAACTGCAAGAGTAATGAGAAGCAAAACCGATAACATAAAATGTCTTTTCTTCATTTACTATCTCCTTTAACTTTCTACATTCTCAGGTACTTTCCTTACAACTATCGTAGTGTACCTGCCTGTACTGTCTGGGTCTTTTGCAGGCTCTACAGCCTCGTACCTTTCGCTCCTCCATACAAACCTATTCTTCGTCATATCTATATCAACATTACCTCTGAATACAAATCGGTGAGTTACATCATCGTGTCCTATCTGCTGATACTTGGCTTTACCGTCAGTCTTTATTTCCACTGCACGTGCCCACCTAGTCTCAACAGTAGACCATATCTCAGTAGTACCCAGAGCTGTAATGGTCGTTACTCTTTCCTGTATTATTATCCTATCTCTAAAATTACCTGCCTTCATAGTCCAGGATTCCTCCTGTAAGCTGCCCACAGGGCAATTACATCTTCTGGAATCAGTATGCCACTGACTTTGAATTTCACCGACTCCAGCCCACTTATACTTTCACTCTCCAGACCACCTGTCCTGTTTTCGTAGAGGTAAGCTATGAGTTTTAATATGCCCATCTTAATTGTAGCAGGGATTGACAGTGCAGTATTGAGTCTATATTTTCTAGCATAGACAATCTCTCCATGGTCTGGCACTGACGTTGACTCAAATGTAATAACACCAGTAGAGAGATTCAGGTCGTAGTCGTGGTCAGCATCATCTTCAGACTGAGTCATCAGTGAACCATATTTGCTAAGATTCAAGGCTGCTTCATGAGGGTCTACACCTTCATTGAGCAACCATAGTTCTAATGACCTGTCAATTATATCATCATGGTCAAGATTGAAAATGAGAGTGGAGTCATCTCCAGTTCCAACTTCTTCATCCTGCACCACCTTAAAATCATTTTGCAGGTAGTTATCAGCAACCTCTTTAGCTATGTCAATTAAATCCTGTATGAGAGTGTCATCAGCTGACTCATCTACCTTGAGCCAGTTCTTTACGTAGGCTACCGTAAGTGTAAGCCCATTCTGTACAGCATTGTATCTCATATCCTTCCCTCCTTTAACCACCTCCGGTCGCAGACCGTACATCTATAAAAAATAGGATGTCCTTCATCTACTTTATGACTCTTGCACTTGTAACAGACAATCTCCATCTTGTTACTTGAGGGTGAGGGGAGAGAATTTTCTCTCCCCTGCACCTTCATAGGAGGAAACGTATGTTCCACCTTTACACCTTTATGAAGTTATATCAGCATCCAGGAATACAAACGGAGAAGCAGTGCTACTGCCATCCTCTAAGGTAAGAGGAGTAGTAATAGAAGGCTTTCCATCTACATTCCACGTTATCTTCACGAGAGTCTTGTTCTTCTTGAACTCGACGTGCTCAGAAGATGCCACAATTATACCAGAGCCATCCTTTATGTAGTAATAACTCAGGTCGAGCAGTCCGATGTCGCCATCAGAACCGAGAGCTGCACTTCTCTGATTTATAACTACTGGTACTCCGAGCAGAGTTCCGGGATTCCCACCGATAGCATCTTTGTTAGGACGCCATATAAGATTGCCACCAGAATCTGCCATCGTCATAAGCTGAGGCAGTACTGTCTGATTGGCAAGAAATATATAACTCCCACCAAATACTATCCGAGCATACATATTGACTATATCAGTGTAGCTGACCTGATTTGAGGCTACCCTCGTAACGTTTATAGTCGATGCATGACCGAGAACACCCAGAGGCTGTCCAGAGCCTGAACCATTGTAGAAGGCTTGGTCTTCAGCTGCAAGAACTGCTTTTCTCAACAGGCTGTTAATCAGAGCAGAGGCTGCAGCAGAGTTTCTGAGCAGCTTGTCTGTAACAGTCATGAAAGCAGCAACCTCTTGAGGCTGAAGTTCAATCTCTCTTACCGTGTAATCTGTTTCAGGCTTTGATTCGCCTTCACTTATCCACGATACCTGCACACCGGAATAAACGCCCTTTGCACCTGACTGGTCAAGAGCAGGGAATTTAATAAGGGCATCAGGAGGACTACCTGCAGGCACTACGGTAGCACGAGGTCTGAAGATTCCAGCCTGAGCTTCGAACATCTTCAGCATAGCTCCGTAGAGGTCAGGTATGAGATACCCACCTTCTGCATCCGTACCGAATGACAGCTCTTTTCTGTTCAGCCTGAAGTTCAGAGCTGGAGGCACAGCAAAGCCCTGTGCAGCTCCTTCCGATTTCATTTCCTGTTCTGCCATCCAGTCGTTCACCTTTGCAAGCCTATCATCATGCGGATTGGCTTTTCTGTTCTTGAGAGCTGCATGAATAAACTCTCCGAGAGATTTGAATCCAAAATCCTCCAGCTTGCTTTTCTTCTCAGCATTGGGAAGTCTACCCAGCTCAATGAGTTTCTGCTCATGAGCCTGTATCTTTTCCTGAAGCTCTTTAACCAGAGTATCATGCTGAGATTTTAGCTCCTTCATTTCCGTAGACAGTGTCTCACTGAGCTGACCATGTTCGACAAGTTCCTTCTGCTGCTTCTCGAACTTCTCCTTCATCTGCTCAATAAGTTCAGCTATCTGTTTCTTCAATTCATCCATTCTTTACACCTACCTTATTGCTTCAAACTTACACCAAATTCTTTCAGCTCTTTCAGGAGTTCGGTCTTCTCCAGAGAGGCACTGAAGTCCTTCAGCATATCCGACACCTCGATGAGTGACTTCTCTTCGTCAGTCGGCTCATCGTCATCCTTATGCGACTGCCCGTCAGCTCCTTGAGTAGATTTCTCTGGCTCAGTTGCTGCAAGCAGTGCTTGTAATGCACTTATTGCATCCTGAATAATTTTCCTATTCTTGCCTGAGAGTACTCTGCCTTCCTTAATGAGATAATCATTAAGCTCGAACAGAAGTGCCTCAATTGAACTGTCTGACTTAGCTCCGACAATAACTGCAAGCTCATTCATACCCCATGTGACTGGGGAGAATTCCCAGAGCTTCACTTCGGTCAGATGCCTCGTCTTAGTTTCTTCGTCAATGCGATATTTCTTGGCATCGTAACCGATGGATAGCTCGTTGATGACATCATCCTTCATAAGAATGAGAGCATCTTTGCCCTGACGGGTCTCAGATACTTTGGCATGGACATAAAGCCCATGGTCATCTTCTTTGAGTGTAATAGGCTTACCTATCGGAGTTCTGTAATCGTGTTGCCATAGAACTTTCATCCTGTCAATGAATTCTTTGATGGTCTTTTTGAATGCACCTTTCTCAACCACGTCACCACCGGAATCTCTGTTGCCAAAGGTCGAGGCATAGCCCTCGAACTCATTCACTTCAAGATTTACTTTGAACTCAGTTAAAAAGCTCTTGTACTCTTTCCTATTCTTCTTGAACATATTCAATATACCTCCCTGCTTAGATTTTCCACTTGCTGCTTCAAACAGTATAACTTTTATATTGTTATCCTTCAACCATTTCTTTGCCTCATCCACTGTCCAGTTATCTTTATTGAATCTCAATGACTGTGGAATCGGATTGTCAGAAGGCTCATCTGCACCCTTGAGCTTTCCCCATATTATACCTATTGTACTGGGTACTTTCTTGCTCCCGAATATTGTTCCACCCCTTGTCCTTCTGAAAGTCGTGGGATTAAAGTCTCTCGGATTTCTCAGCCTCGCTGCATGCTCGTTAGGAAATGGCTTATACTCTTCGTACATCATTAACTCCTTATTATCTCTGAACCCTCTACACACCTGCAATTTATTATTTCTTCAGGGTCTCCACTGGGGTCAAGAGGGTACGCCAGTCCATTGTCAAAATCTTGGTCAAGTGGAATAGCCTTACCTCCATTGACGTTCTGATGAGTATCTCTCACGTCGTCATCACCCGAGTCAATCCAGACCTTGCCCATCTTAATACCAAACTCTTCTTCTGCTACCTCACTGGCAGTATGATTGCCAAATCCAGCTGCAGTGCCTGTCTCAGTCCGTGATATTCTCATTGCCCTGCTTGCAGTGATTTCATCTGCTTCGCCCTTAGCCCACAGACCATACCTGCCTTTAATCTGACGTGCAATTTCCGCATTGGTAAGGTCTTTTTCAATGCCCTTCTTTATGACAGTGCCCACCACCTCCTTGGTATAGGCTGTAACGTCTTTTATCCGTGTTGCTACAGTTGCAGCAATAAATTTATTCGTCTGACGCCTAGTTCTAGCATCAAAGTCCACTTTACGAGTTTTCAGTGAGTCCTCAATTTCATCCAGCCTATTCTGTCCGAAATAGTCAATGACTGCCTTGTAAATAGCCTTTAGCATAGCTTCCCAGTTCTTTACGTCTTTGTCTATTGCACTAAAAGCAGCCTTCTGACCACCTCTCGCAA